TGTGCTAACATTCGTAGCTCTAAACTACTAGCGTCAACTCCTACTAATTTATTCCCCTTATCTACTATCCAACAGCTTCTACATTCAGAACCATATGGACTATTAATACTGGGAACTTGTGCCATGTTAGGATTTCTATGTGCCATTCTTCCTGTAATAGCACCTGTAGAAATAACTGAGCCATGAACTCTTTCGTCTGTACCTACTGCTTCAATCCAAGACTGAACTTGAGCAATTCTTTTTTGATATAAAAGAAAGTCTGCAATTAGTTTAGCTTCGTAGATATGAGTAATATCTTTTAGTGTACCCTCATCTACTTTTGGTTGTCCTGTAGGTGTTAGTTCTTTAGGTTTCCACCCAAAGTCTTGTAAGTATTCTCCAATTTGTTTACGAGAACCCAAGTTAAACTCTTGTAAATGTTGTCTCATGAAAGGTTTAAATGGTCTTACCCCTCTAAGTATATCAGAATATTCTTGATTGGTCAAGCCCTGTTTAGATAAATTACCATCTTTTTTCTTTTTAGGTACGATTTGTTTAGTGTCAACCCACTTAGGTTTAAATGTTTTATGTACTTCGTCAACTGTTTCTTTTAATAAACGACTAAGTTTACTGGTAAGTAATGTAGCTTCTTTCATATTAAACAAGAAACCATTTGTTTTTTGTTTAGTTAATATATGAGTAACGTCATGTTCTATAGTTATAGATTGTTTAGAAAAACCTAAAGACTCTTTCTTTAAATGTTCATATAATTTTTTATTTAAATTTACATCAGTAATACAATATTTAAGCATCTCGTCTGAGTAAGTTTTCCACTCAGGAGACTTAGCTTTATGAAAGCCAAGTCTGTATCCCCAAGACTCTAAACTATGTCCTCCTTCTCTACTAGGTTTGAACAATCTAGAAAGAACAAGCGTATCTATTACTGAGTCTAAGTTGTAAAGGTCAACACCTGTTAGTTTTTTAATTACAGGTATGTCAAACCCTACAATGTTATGACCAATAAGTTTGTTTGCTTGTTGTAAAAACTCAATGCCTTTATTTATTTGTGTGTTGTCAAACGTATGAACGCAATCGTGTTCATCTACTGCCACAATACAATGTATTAATGTAGCATCTAGTCCGTTTGTTTCTATATCAAATACTAATTCCATAATTTTTCCTATTAAAAGGGTATGCTCTCATCATCTGCAGAACTATTAAGTAATTCATAGTCTGAATATTCTGATAGTCTACCTGTGTCTTTATCATACACTAAAGCAGTAGCCATACCAACATCCCCTGTGTATCTAGATTTTAATACTCTTAGTCTCGTTGTCCTAGATTCTAATTCATCTTCTGATTGTTGGTCACGCTCTAAAGCTATAACACAATCACTTAGTTGAGCTATAGCATTGCTACCTCTGAGGTGTGATAAACTTACGCTGACTCCGTTCTCATGTCCTTTGTCACCTTGAACTCTACGAAGGTGAGATACTAAGATAACACCTGCTCCTGTTTCTTCTACTAAACTACGAAGCCTAGTCATAATATTATCTATGGCTCTACGTTCGTCACCCTCTGTCATTGAACTAACCAACATATGAAGGTGGTCAACAACTACCCATTTACAATCACAACCTACAATAAGATATCTAAGCTTAGAAAAGATATCATCTAAATCATTTGTACCGAAGTGAGCATGAAGAAAAACTCTGTCATTACTAAAGATTTTGTTGAACATCGTAGTCAATGTTTCATCATCATAAGTATCTCTAACACTATCAATGTACAATCTAGCGTTAGCTTCAATAGACATAATGCCGTCTACTGTACGTCTCCAATCTTCTTCTAAAGCTATTATACCTACATTATCTTCTGTTTGATTGACAAGCCAATGCTCAATCTCTCTAGTAACAGAAGACTTACCAAGCCCTGTACCACCCGTTAAAGTAATAAGCTCACCTTGTCTCATACCAATTAGCTTTTTGTTTAGTCCCTCCCAAGGATATGGAACACTAGCTTTTTTATCTCTTGTTAAGAATTCTTTTTGTTTTTCTGATACTCTAATAATTCCGCTTGGTGTATATACTTGTGCATCCCACCAAGCTCTAGTAAATGCTTCGTAGCTTTTGCTTCGTAACATATCGTTAGGGTCTTTGTATCCCTCAGGTAAAGTAACTATCTTACATTTGTTTGGTTTGATAATCTTGGCTACTTCTTGAGCAGACTCTTGACCTGATTGGTCTTTGTCAAAACAAAGAACTACATTATTAAAACTTTCTACATACTCTAAACTTTCTTTGATATCTTTTACTGCTGACTGAGCACCACGTTTGATTGATACGACTGCCCACTTACTACCAAGTAATTCGTATGCAGACATAGCATCACACTCACCTTCTACAATAGTAAGATACTTACCACCTTCTTTGAAAAGATGTTGTCCAAACAATCCTGTACCCTCGAAGTTACCTTCTGTAGAAAATCGTTTATCTTTTACATATCTAATTTTATGTGCAGTCAATTCGTTGTTGTTGTAGTAAGGATATAAATGTTGAGAGAGTTCTCCGTTTCCGTCATATACAACCTTAACTCCATACTTTTTAGCAGTATCTGCAGATATATTTCTATCTGTTAAAGAAGCAAACATACCACCATGAGTAAGATTTGCAGGGGTTGTTTCTTGTTTTGGTTTGTATTCCACAGAACGTACTCCTATATTATTTTTGTTTGGTAAAAATTCTCCACAACTAAAACACTTTGTAGACCCGTCTTCATTTAAAGACAAAGCATCTGTACTACCACAAGTGTTACAAGGCAAGTGAAACTTTACAAACTTATTGTTATCATTCATATATTTTATCCATAAAAAAAGCTAGACACTTTACACAGAAATGCCTAGCTTTAGTTTTAAAACAATCTAATTTTCTTCTGTGCTTACTTCATTAGACTGCGTTGGTTCTGTTAGAACTTCATCGTCTCCGTTGTAAATACTAACAAGTCTATTAGAAAAGAAATTAATACCTGCTTGATATTCTTCTACATCAAGAACTGCATTAGCTTTCTTTTGGTTCAATCTTTGTAGCCTTCCGAAGACTGCTTGTCCTTCCTCAGGTAAATCCTCTACAAATACTTGAACATTGTCAATAGTTACAAATGGTTTGTCTGAATGTTCTATCATGTCTGCCATTAAAACTCCTCCCCGTCACCGAATGGGTCTATTTCTGACCCGTCTGCTGACGTTACTTGAACGAGGTCTAGCACTTGCATAGCTTTAAAATCTAATCCTTTACCTGCTTTGCCTTGCCACGTCCAATCATATTCATTGTATTGAACTTTAACAGTAGAGCCATTACCTACCATGTCGTCAATGATTTCCTTACTAGCATTGTAAAGCTTGGGTGCTTTACGTACCATGCCATTTGGTCCATTAACTTTTCTTTTTATAGTGATAGCCTTACCGACTGGCACAGGGTTACCACTCGGGTCTTTAACTGTTAAGTCTTTGACCCTATGACCTGACGATTGAAACTGAGAAGCAGTCTCTTCGTCTACCACTACGTCTACTGTATAGACTGGTTCGAATGTAGTGTTGGGTGATGTCACATATGCCCAATACGCTTTTCCTTCTACTAATGCCATAATTATTTACTCCTATTTTGGCTGATGTTGATGTGATGCATTATACTCCCTTCTTTATTTATTGTCAAGCAATTTTTTAAGAAAGTTTATAATACCTGATTGTTCGGATAAAGGGACATGTACCATAAACATTTTACTATTTTCATTGTATTCGTTTATGTAACAATCTTCATTGACGTACATAGTCTTACCATTATCCAAACAAAAATTATCCCAATCGTTAAATTGAGTTTGTGTTAAAATAAATGTTTCCATTCTAGTCTCCTAATATTTTTATAGGTATGTAACAATCCTTAACATCCCCTGTCAAGCTAAAAGAATCTAAATACTTTTGCATACCTCGTTTAAGTTTGTTAGGAATTAAAGGTTTATAGTTTACATTTATTATTTTATTGTCTTGAACATCATAAGAAACTTTAAATGCATAGTCTCTTCTTAAAGAAACATCTTCTATATATTGTAACAATCTGTTATGTGGGGTAGGGCAAGAAGCAGTAGTTGTTATCTTTACGACAGGCACTTCGACAGGTAATTCTACTACCTCTTGCTCTTTAGTTTCTGAGGGAGCAGGAGTGCTTTGCAAGTCCTGTGTTCGATTCTCCGTCTCTTCAACTAATTCTTTCTCAACTCTTTGTGGTTGGGTGTCAAAAAACATTTGATAAAATGTTTCGGCAGAGTTTTGAGTCTCCTTTAATTGTCGTTGAACTTCTTCTAACTCCACCGAATTATCTTCTATCTTCCTTTCTAAATATTCAAAATCTGTTATATTGCTTTGAACATATTGTGATATTTTTAATAAATCATTATTTAATTTATTAATTTTTTGAAATTGTTCGTCTTGATATGTCAGCTCTTCTACTAATGTTGTAATAAAAAATCCAAAGAACAATACATAAGCTCCAATATAAATATAATCTTTACGTTTCATAATTTCTTCCTTTTATTTTTTTGAGTTTACCTCTCCAATTTAATTTCCAAACTTCTATTGTATCATCTTTGAAGTGTACTGTCAATACCCCATTGTTAGCATGCAAAGCAGTTATAGTATCTTTTTCCTGTTGCTTTGCATACATTTCATGTACGTCATACTCTGTCATTCTACAACAGGTTTAAGTGTATACATGATAGGTTCACGACTATCTAATAGTTCATGTAGTTTCTCTGCTACTTCTTTATCTGTAGGATAACCAACAACCTCTAGTTCTACAAAGACTTTATAGTTTAAAGGTGTACCTTGCCACTCTGTGACTCTGTCAAAACTAAACTTCCTGTACCTATCTTTGTCATGAGCTTCTGTGCCTTCAAATCCATAGAAGTCTCCATAAAAACCTGTTGGCTTTATTGTTCTGAGTCCGTCATAACTCCCATATTTAAACTGTACTACGTTTTGGTTTCGTATAGCTTCAATAATTTCTAGTGTTACATTTGATACGTCAATCATTTTCCTTGCCCTCTATAAGCTTTGTAAGTTTGTCGTTTTCTTTTAGGCATAGAAGAGTAACTTACATTCCCTCTTCCTATGTGTGTCTTCTTACCTCTTGAACCTGTTAAAGATTCATGAGGTACTTGTCCTTTACTTGTTCTCATTGCCATGCGTCAAATCCTCGTGGTTGAAACTCAATTGCTTCTTCTACTTCTTCTACAGTTATAGTAGGAGATATACTATTTCCTTCACTATCTACTCCTAAAATTAAACCATTTCCTCCTAAGGTTTGGCTATAATTATCACCATGATAAGTAAAGAATAATTGGTCTTCAACAAACAATCCTTCATCATCTACATAGATACCATTCACTCCGTCTAATCTAAGTACATCAAACGTAGCACAGTCAACAAATTTATAAATCTGTTGAAGGGTATCATCGTGGTCAACCTCTCTTACTTCTTCATTTTTTACATCAATTAATATTGCTTTCATATTTCTCCTTATGTCATTGTTAATAATCTTTCTTTCTCAGCTACTGCCATGTACTCAATATCTTGAGAGGATACTGCTTCACGACAATGATTGGATAAAAACTGTATAATTAAACCTAATGTGTAAATTTCATCATAATCATAAACCGCTTCTATATCATCATAGTGAGTCCACTTTTCCCAAATATAATTTACACAGTCTTCTCTAAGGTCAGGTCTGCTTGGCAGTTGCCACTCTTCTTTTACAATTTGATTTATGTACTGCATTAATTCTTCTTGATTCACTTTTGTAATTCCTCTATTATTTGTTTTAAATCATCTATATCATTTCTCAATGACTCAATATCATTTTCTAAATCAGCACGTACATCATTACATTCATCATTAATATGTTCCATAGCATACCTGTGATTATCTTCTATAGTTTGTTTATTAAAAAATATATCGTTATGAATGTCAGCTAATGATTCTGAATATTCAAAAACTTCTTCGATATACTTTTCAAGACTATTTAAAACTACATGCTCTTTTGGTGTAAAATCTTCTGTCATTACTCTACCTTACTAATTAAATCATCTACCATTGTAACCCCTGCAAAGAACTCTCTAGTTCCAGTACCTCTTGGGTCATGTGGTCTATTACAACCTGAAAATCTACCATTGCTTTTGTACTCGTCACCAAAAAAAGAAGTCTCAGTATACCTCAATGGCTTACCAATATTTTCTTTTAACTGTTTTTTACTTTCATAATTTAATATCATCATGCTACTAACCTCACTTCTATTTTCTCGTTATCAATTACAAAACCTGAATAATCTTTCTTGGCTTTGCCTTTTGCTTTTAGTCCAACAACTACGTTGTCTTTATCTAAAAATCTCATGTCGTGTTCATCACCATTAATAACCTCTAAACCTTTGAAGGTTTTAGGTATATCTTTTCTGAACACTACTGCTTTATTCTCCAATACAATATTAAAGAGTTTAGCATACTTTTTGTTTGCTTCTGAATAACTCCATGTCAAATGATAGTTATCAATACCATTAATATTTCTTGTAGGTATTTTAGTATAGTCATAGAACTGTATTTCAGGAAACATATCAAACACAGTTTTACCATTTACTGTTTGATACTCCCATTGAATATCTGATGTACCATTCAATCTAAGACTAGGTTGCTTACCTAACTTGTCGCATTCTCTTTCAAACTTAGTAATGTCTGAAACTAATTGCTTCATAAAATTATCATACTCGTTAAAGTAAAATAAAGTTTTTCTTATCCTAGCATTTTGAATACTAGAATATACTCCACCTAATCCCGCAGTATTTAGGCAAGGCTCTTCACACATAGCAATTTTAGAATAAGGACAAGTAGTTTTTTTTCCG